TACAGAAATTATCATTATCAAGCGCAATGAACAAAGACTTTGGACTTGTAGCGTGGCGCGTAAAGACGCAGGAGAAGCAATGCTTCAACTTCTTAATTTGCAAGAATCTCAAAAGAATCAAGAAAATCAAAAACCAATATGATTGACAAGCATTAAGAATTATAGTAAGATAAATTTAAACAAGGATTGGTGGCCGAGTAGTCGAAGGCGACAGACTGTAAATCTGTAGAGTAATTCCACGCTAGTGCAAATCTAGCCCAATCCACTTAGAATCAAACATATTGACAAAATCAAAGACTTGACCTATGATAAAAAGTTACAGCGATTACAGTCACACTATGTTTGATACAAATAAATACTTAGAATTATTAAAACAATACCCTCCTCGTCCTATTTACGACAAGGAAGGGCTAGAAAACACGGAAAGAGTTATCAGTTCTTTTTTAGATAAAATCATATTAGATAAAATTCAATTGACAATAGAAGAAAGGGAGTATTTAAGTGTTTTAGGAGCTTTGATTTATGAGTATGAAGAAAATTATGAGTATGAGGAAAATCAAGAGCCAATACCTGATATTTATGGACTTGAATTGTTGAAATTCATATTAGAGGAAAGAAACCTACAAAAGCAAGATTTGCTATCTATTTTTGAGGATCAATCAATCCTAGATGATATTTTTAATAGGCAGCGAGAGATAACAGATATTCACGTTCAAAAATTAGCCGATTTTTTTAATATCTCTCCTACTTTATTTTTTCCTAAATAGGTCAAGGGTTGATGGCCGAGCGGTTAAGGCAACGAACTCATAATTCGTCTTAGGTAGGTTCGATTCCTACTCAACCTATTAGAATAGAGAAAATACTATCTTTTAAAAAGCCGTGGCTAATTTTCTCATTCCCGTAGCAATAGGGATCGGAGCTAACCTATTATTATCTCTATTTGCCCCTAAACCCCCTACCCAACAAAAAGGAAAAATTGAGGATACTGGTGTTCCCGATGCTGAATACGGCAGAAGCCTATCCTATCCTTTTGGAAGGGTAAGGAAAGAAGGGCTAACTATGATGTGGGGGATTCCCCTTAAGGAAGTCGTCAGATCCAAAAAACAAGGCGGAAAAGGTGGTGGTGGGCAAACTACCGAAGTTTACACTTATTTTCTGACAGCCGCTTATCCAATTGCTAGAAAAATTGGCTCTGTTAGGCGGGTTTGGATGAACAGCATCCTTGTTTACAATTCCGAAACTAACGACGAAAAAAGCATAAGGTTTATTGAACATACAACTATTTATACTGGCAATCAAACTACACCATCTTCTGTTATTCAATCAAAAGAATCCAACCCAGTACCTGCTTTTACTGGAATGTCTTTTTTAGTTTTTAATAATTATCCGATTGCTAATTATGACGGCACTGGATTTCCTACTATTGATATTGAAGTGATTGGAGAAAGTGGGGACAATCCAAAAATAAAAGATATTTTGAAAACTATTTGTAAATTAGCTAGTAGAACAGACGATCAAATTGATGTGACTGACATTCCTAATGATTACCGAATTCAAGGATTTGATTTATTGTTTGACGGGACATCTTTTGCTGATCAGTTAGAAGAACTTATGAGAGCTTTTTTTATTGTGGCAAGGGAGCCAAAAGATAAAATCATTTTTAAAAGACAAGAACAATTATCTGATCCTATTTTTATCCCTAAAAGCTCTTTTGGGTCTAAAAAATTTGGAGAAAATCCTATTGACATTAATGAAAAAAAACTGACTCATTTTAGAGAAACTCCTAGTGCCGTTACAGTATCTGGGCTAAATGTTTTAAAAAATTATGAGACTATTACCGCAGTAGCTAAAGACCCATCAGATACTCACACAAACGAGCTTAGTTTTCAAACTAAGCTAATAGATATAGATATGTTTTTCATGAATATTGCCTCAAAAATTCTTTTTTTAGGGAAAACGCAATCAAAAACTTTTTCAAAAATGTTTTTGTTACCAGCATGGGAAAATTTAAAGGTTGGGGATATAATTTTTACTAATGATAATAACAATTATCATCAAGAATTGATGCAAATTACAAAGAAAGTAAGAGGAGTAAATTATTTAATTGAAATTGAAGCTATTCGATTTCAAGGAGTAGGATATTTACCAGATATTCCTATAGATAACGAATTTCCGCCAGACAATAACATTCCTCGTCCCTACGGACGCGCTAACGTTATTCCTATTGAATGCCCAATAGTTAACAGCCAAGATACCGACATAGGAATTTATGTGGCAATTGAAGGTAACTCTAGTTTTAGGAAAGGAGCCTTATTTTATTCCGATGACAACGGCTTAAGTTATGATTTTGCTGTTGGCAATGTTGTCAACAGCGTAACTGGTACTGTATTAAGCTTCTCCCCAAATTTTAACAACGCTTCTCCTAGTTTTATTGACGATTTAAATTGGATACGAGTAAGCATAAATTCAGGGCAATTAGAGCCAGTTACCCTTGAAGCTTTTCTATCGGGCAAACAATTAGGCTGGTTCTCTACCGGAGAAATTATAGCGTTTAAAAATGCTACTATTGTGTCCAACAATCCCTTGACCTTTGATATTTCATATACAATTCGTGGAGTCAAAGGAACTGAACCAGCCATTTCTAAGCATATAATAGGGGAAAAATTTGTGCTACTAACTAATTCTTTAGTTCGATTCCCCTTAAATCTTTCTGATATTAATCGAGAATATTTATTAAAAGTAGTTCCTAATGGATTACTTGAAACTGATATAGAGAACGAGACTACTCACACAATTACTTTAGAAGGATTAAAGCCTTTCCCTTGTGCTGTAAGAGGGGAAAAAGATAACAACGATTTAATTATTACTTGGTATCGACGGACGCGGTTAAATGGTCGTTGGATCGACTATATCGATATCGCTTACGCAGCAGGAGAATTGGACAGCTATGTAGTCAGAATTTACGATGGGGACACAATAAAACGAGAATGGCCGGTATCGTCAGCCCGAAGCGTCGTTTACACAGAGGCACAACAAATAGCCGATTGGGGGTCAGTCCAATCAGCTTACACAGTACGGGTTTTTCAAAATTCAAGCTATCCAGTACCTTTTAAAGAATCACTAGCAACGATCGTCTAAGCAGATAGCAGTATTTAATTTAAATATGCTAAGTATATCTACTGTTCTTTTGTAATTCGATTGTTAATAACCTTATTAACAATCAAAATCCTTACGCTGTCTAGGTTTCAAGGTTTGTTAATACCGTTGATACTGTATAGAGGAAAAAAGATAAAAAGAGATAAACGGACTAGACAATAAGAAAAGCAAGGAAAATAATATTGGGAGATAGCGTTAACAGTATTAACAAAGCCTGAAACCTATACATATCAAGACTTCCATTGTTAATATCCTTATCTACAATCTATTAACGATAATAACTTAGTTCTTTTGTACTATTATCTTTTTGTAAGTTTTTTGCAAGTTTTTTTTAAAAAATGCTTGACAATTCTAGCAATCTACTATAAGATTGTATTAATCAAATTTTAGAGGAGAGATGCTTATCACCCATATCTCGGTAGATTATAGTCAGAAAATCAATCTCGGTAACTTTGAGTCTGTGAGTGTGAGTATAAATATTCATGGGAAACCAGAAGACGATGAAGATGCTGATGCTTGCTATGAATTTCTTTTAAATCAAGCACAGCAAGTGGTTATGTCGAAACTTCTGGAAGTAACAGAGGCTCATAATGTCACTTGCCCAAGTGTGGTCAAGTATTTTGCTGGTAAAGAAATAGATGAGTTTCCATCATCTATTTATTCTGAATTACAGAGTAACCTTCCTTTTTAGGAGTAAAAACAATGCCTATAAAATCTTTGACAACAAGACAAGCCCGGTTCCCTTTATTAGGTAAAATTCGCAAAGGGGGAGAAAAAAAAGAAAACCCTAAAAGACCTGGCACTCTAATAAGCGGAGATGATTTAGAATATTTTCGCATTGATTCTGATATTCAAGGAATCAACGAAAAATTTACCGCTATTTACGGGAAAGAACCAAAGCAATTAGATTGCTTATTACCTTTTCCTTATACAGATCAAGTATTTCCTTGCTGGATGGAAGATTGGGGAGCTACGGGATTAGTTTCTCGTTGTGACGAAGAAAAGCAACATATCTACCAACAAGCTGGCAAAATGATTGCCACTAATCCCATCCCGTGCAAACGACAACAAAATCCTGACGGAAGTTATTCAGGGTGTAAATGCAAGCAAGTTGGGCGATTGCAGATTGTTTTACCTAAATTAGGTGAACTAGGATACTTTGAAGTCGAAACCCATTCAAAGTGGGATATTATCGGACTAACAGAGCAACTACTAGCTATTGAAACATCGGCTGGTAGTTTGATTGGTATCCCTTTTCTATTAGAACGCGGGTCAAGAGAGCTATCTTATCCCTTACCAGACGGAAAAAGGG